CTTTTCATAAATTCGGTGGTTATCCTTGCAGTTGCCTCGGCATATTCCCTTGTTTCTTTGTTGGCCGTTTTAGGATTATAGCCAAAGTCCCGCAGTATCCTGTTTTCACGTGCTTTTTGCTCGACGCTTTTGATTATGATGTTCATTGATACATACCTCCTATTACCCATATTTTGAGCGTTACGGCAGTTGCACTTCCGTCGTAGCCTATTTTAAAGCCGTTTAATGCCTTATCTTTGATGACAATGTTCCCCAGGAATCCCCCTGTAACACTCTGTACCTCTACGAAGACTCTATAGTTTAGCGTATTTCTAGTTTTAGACAGGCTAACTGTTGCTAGTGAGTTGTTAAACGGATAGCTGAGCGAATTCGTGAGGTTTATCGTTTGTACTTCGCCTTCCTGGTCAGCAAGGAGCCTTTTATGCTGCATCATTTGTTGTGTAAGCACAAAGAACGCTTCCCTGTCTTCGAAGATTCCATTTTCGATATTGTTGAGGTTTTTCGCACTTAGAGGTGTCCCTTGCTGGATAACCTGCCCGTTCTGGTCTACCACATGGTCTTGCCAAATAGTTTTGTTATACAACTTTTACACCTCCTGTAACTTTATTTCGAATACAGTCAACAGCCCACGGGTATTGTCTTTTGTTATATTCTCGCTCCTCGTCAGAAAAGTTTTCCCATCAACTGTTATTAGCCTGTACTGTGTTATTTGTCCTGCAACTGTTTCATCTACATACACAAAAATTTTTATCGAATTATTTGTTACTTCAACTTTTTGAACATTAATATCTTTATACTGTCCATTCACAAGCACTTGTGCCTTGCACAGCCCATTTTTCAAAGTGTTATAGATAAAATTGATTCCATCTTGCGTAATCATACGTAAAGCACCTCGCTACAAAAAGTCTGTTCGCTAACGACAGGAAAAGATACTGAAAAATAAGCTTGTTTCAAGTCAACAAGCAAGTCAGCATAACTTCTCCCCAGCGCTAAGTAAAGAGTCTGTCCACTCGCAACAGGGAAAGGCTCGGAGAGATAAGCTTGCTTTGTATCGGTGCATATATCAATGTAACTTCTTCCTAACGTCGTAATTGTCTCTTCACCAGAAATTGTAATTGTTCCGCACCGCTTCAAGACATCTGAAAACCAGCGATTAAATATCCCAGTAGCTTGTAACTCATGCAAGAAGCCCAGGATAACCTGATAAGCAAGATGCGCTGGCTTAATGTCTTCTATCTGCTCGAGTATTTTTTCAAACGTAGTCCTTAGCTTCGTTTTAACCAAAAGCACCACGTCAAATGTATATTCTCCATAGTGCTCTATTACATCCGCACCGTCGGCTACATCTTCCAACAGTTTTTTCAATCTTTCTCTTGTGACTGGTGGTTGCATTGCAAGTTTAGACTTGAGTAACCTCCGGCGCTCTTCCAATGGATATGCCACCGTTTTAAGCCCTAGAAATTCGTCCCAGTAGTCAAGCCCCCAGGTGGCTGTATCAATGAAAAACTGGTTTAGCACTTCATCAAGTGCTGTATACAGCATATCAAGTTCTGTGCCCTGTGCCTCGGCTATTGCTCCCATCACTTTGCTGTTTTGGTAGTATTCCGGCAAGTACTGCATGATTCTTTCTTTACTCATTGTAGGTCACCGTTCCCAGTACCGTTTTGCCATTTTCGGGAACAACAATGTTTCCTGTACCACTATTTATAAGCAACCCTGAATAATCGCTTACACCTTCCGTTTCAAAGATGATTTTGCCGATAGCGGCATAACGCACCGTTTCGCCTATTCCCAAGCCGTTAATATAACTGGCCAAGGTAGTTTCTAAATTGGCTTTAACCGCAACAGGGTCGTATCCAGGTTGATAAAATAGTGTAACGTTTATGTCCACTGTCACTACTCCTGGCGCCTCTACCGTCACGCTTGCCCCTATCGGAGCCTTGCCTTCTCCCTGACCTGACGTAGGCGCAATATACTCCTGCACTTGCTGGATAAGCTCCGGTCCTGCCGGTGCTCCATTGCTATCCGTAATAATTACCTTTACTGTCCCTGGGCCGTTCCAAAGTGGTATACATTTTGCTTCACCTACGCCGGGTACTTCCTTTGCCCAGCGTTCATAATCGTATTTGTTGCCTGTCCCCGGTGGATACTGCACCTGCAATAATAACCGTTCCAATAAGCTTTCATCGCTTTCCTCGTCTAATCCGCCTGAAGTAGGCATGGGATTGTTGACAGAACTAACGCCTTGAAGAGGTTGCGCCAATAAGGTTATAGCGCCAGCAGCTACGTTTCCTGATGCTCCCGCTTCCACTGCTTCAATGTTCGCTGTGACTGTTCCGTCAGGTCCTATTGTTACATCCTCTGTGGTTACAAAAAACACTGCCGGAGCCGCTTCGTTTCCTGTTGTACTTACCTGTGTTCCTACTGGGATTATCGTCCCCGGTGCCCCAGTGAATACCACCTGTCCGGTAGCCTTTACCGCCGGTTTGCGGGTAAGTCCGTGCTCTGCGGCCCGCAGGTCCAAGTATTCACCAAACGTGGTTTGTGCAAATCCTCTCCGAAGAACTTCCTGTGCCCATAAAACAGCCTGAGCAAGTTCGGCTGCTACTGGTGCAAGGGCGTCATAAATAAAACTCCCTTCGCTTTTGTCCAAGTCAGCAGGTAGTGCATTAAGCATTCGCTGTAAAATTGCTTCAAATGTCTGGTCCTGCAAATATTCCGGAAGTTCAGGCATTCAATATCACCTCCAATCTCTCAGGAGGGCCTACCACTGGTACCGCCACAAACGAGACTTTTACTGTATCCCCTTCCCACTCAAAAACAAAATCTTTGACCATTTCGGTTCGTGGGTCTACCAATAACGCTTCTGTTATCGCTCGTTCAAGTTCTATCTCTACTGCTTTGCGGTCCGGCTGTTTTTGGGCTTCCTCGAGTTCTGTCCCATAATCAGAACTGTAAATAACATAAGCAAACCGCTGAGTTAGAATTGTTTTTATACACCACTGCACCCAAGCTGTATGGCCGTCGGCTTCTACTACCCGTCCAGCACCATCCACCACAAAATCACCTTTTGCAAAATCAAAGAGCCAGCTTTTGCCGTATTTCGGCACTGGCTCTGTTTGCTGCTGTTCTACAATTTCGGGTACTTCAAAAATAGGATACAAATTCGGCATCAACTATTCACCACCACATCTATTACTACCAGGTCCATACCATCATTCACCCAAGCTACCAGCACACGATCACCAGGCGCAAGCGGGGCTAACTGCGAAGGTCGTAGCACATTATGGGAGTGTGATCCATGATCCCCAACGCTGGTCGCGCTTGTAACAGCCATTGGATCGGGTAGAGTAAGACTCCGGCATATCAAATAATCCCCTTGCGGTATCGGCACGGCAAAGCGATCCAGCTTCAGGCTCATGTCGGCTTGGATAGTGCCAAGTTCCAGCATATCGGGTCGCTGCGTCTGGCTGGCTATCCTCTCCGCTATAACCTGCGCAAGTTTAGAGATGCCATTAGCCAACGTCCTCCACCTCCAAAACCATCGTGCGGTTGGTAGCATTATGCGTTACACTCTTTACGATGTAATACCCATTCAGCGTACCTGCTACTATCTTCACTTTGTCGCCTTTACGCAAAAAAGGCAAATCTGGGGCAACTATCTTTCGAGCTTTTTTGGGCTGCCCTCGCTCCTTTAAAATCTCCTGTGCCGCACTTTTAGCCGCCGCTAGATTGTCATACTGGCGTTGATAGACAACCTCTTGTAAAATACCAAACTCCGTCCTTCCGCTAAGCTGTGCAACTACTGGAGCACGACCTTCTTTGTCTTCCGCTCCAACAATCTTTACTCGTGTTACTAGCTCCTCTATGTCCTGCCGCTCTTCTACGCTTCCCACATTCGTATCGGCAGTAAAACAATAAACCGGGCTATTCTGTCCCGGCCTAATTATGTCTATCTTTCCTTGTTTGCTCCTTACAATCCATTTACCGGCCCCTCGTTTTTTCGCTTGCTCTAAAACGGAAAAAATCATGTCAGCTAAAGAGTCACCCCTAAATACCTGCTTCGACAAAGCCACATCCGGTCCCTGCACCGTTCCTAAAGGTATATTCCAAGCTTTGGCTATGTCTTGTATTATCGCTTTTGCCGTTGTTCCGGCTTTGTAATAACGGTCATCCTTGCTTTTAGTCAGATAGATAAGTTGGTCGTACGCCGTAATTGTGAAGTGGCCCAGTGGGTCTGTGCGATAGTCCCAAGAAAATACCGTGCCCCGAAATATCTCTTTCCAGCCTTCTCCCCATTCTGCAAGTAAGACAACCTGGCTGCCGAGAGGTATTTTTTGATGCAGCCACTTGCCGTCTTTCATCCGCTGATTATGAATCTCAGCCTCAAGCCTTACTGCCAGTTCACCGTCATTTTCTTCCCATGAGAGAGAACGCAAAACAGGAGCTAGCCTTATCTTGTCCCCATTTGGCAGTACTACTACAAGATCGTAAAAGATTTTAGATGTATCTATCATACTATCACCGCCTTTTTAGGCGATTCGCAGCACTTGTCCTGGATAGATTTTGTTCGGGTCGGGGCCTATAATGTTTTTATTTTTGTTGTATATTTCTTTCCATCTGCTTCCGTCACCCAATGTTTTCTTTGCTATAACCCAGAGAGAGTCCCCGGGTTTGACCGTGTATGTCTTCGGCGCAGGGGGTGCTGACCTTTTAGCAGCTGCTTTTTGTACTGCTGATTGTCGTTGTTTTTCCGCATCTGTATAGACTGCTAGTTCCCGTGCTTCCACAAGCTCTATTCTATACTGACAATCTCCATAACCGCCACCCCAGGTATGCTCAAAGGATGCAATATAGCAATCAAGGTTTAGAGGGGTTTCTGTCACCAGCAAACGAACTTTAGTATTGTTTCTACGCCAAAGCGAAATCAGCCCCACCAGAGTTTTTGGGTCCTGCCACGACTTTACGAATACAGCATTTTTTCTTGCTGCTCCTGGGAAAAAACTCTCCCAGGATATCCGAGCCGGAACAATCCCACGTGGCAGCTCTATATCTCCGAGATTGATTACTTCAAAGGTCTGCATCTTGCCTTCAGTCTGCGCTGTTATTCTCTCCGGATTCATGGGCAAAAGAATACGGCTTCCGTCTGAAGCCGTGAGATAGAAGTTCATTAGAATCACCTTCTTTGTGTCACTCTTTTTTATTTGCCTCCCACCAATATTTAAACAAGGATTTAAGCGAGGAATTCGTTTCAATTTCGGCCGCATTATGTTTCTTTGTTTCCTTGAGCACCAAAACTCCACTAATACCAACTAAAATCCCTGCAACCAGTCCTACTGCTGTAAAATTCGGTGAAAGCAAGCCTGAAATTATGCCAAAGACGATTAAAAGTTTGCCTATAGTTCGTGGTGCTTTAGGAATATTTAAAACTGCAATTAAAGAAGCTATAAATCCCAACAATGACAATACGCCAGCAATTAAAGTGTCGCCCATTAGAGATGTAGTTAAAAAAGCACTAAATAACAAGCCGACAATAGAGCCAATTAAACCAATTATATAAGCATTTCTAAACACATCTACTTCCCCCATTCAAAATGTAGTCAGTAATAAATATACGACAAATTTAAATAAATTCCTTTATTTTTTGCGCAAACTATTGCTATATATTTTTTCTATTTTTGTTGCAATAGCTTCAGCAATCTCTTCAGGATCTGCTTTTGTATTGTTAACATATACGTTTATCACCGGATTGAAATTTGTTGTAGATGTAGAAAAAGAAGAATACTCTTTGTTTTGTGTGCCAAAAGGGGCGCTTTCACGAGGATATATCCCAAGCTGCCTGCCGGTTTCTAACCACAAATTCATTGCTCTGCTTCTATATCCCGACAATGGTATTATAGCTTCTGGACCTGCTTCAGCTACCAATGCCAAGTGAGGTTGTGTAAATATACCTCCTGCTGCATGCTTTGGAGCTTCAATTGCAGTTCCTTTAAAAATTGGCTCATTACGTGGAGTGGTCTTCTTAATATGCTCAAATTTTTCAAGCGTTTTACTAGTTTCCCTTACTTTTGCTTCAACGTAAGCTTCTGTTCCTGGAATTTTACGTGCAATAGCCTGAGCACCGCCAACAATCCATTCCAGCAATTTTTTTATCAAAGGTGCAGCTATAATTCCTACTGCTATAGTAACTTTTAACTGAATAGGTCCTGGAGTATAAATCCCTGCTAAAATGCCAAATACCACAGCCGCTAAAGGATTATCTAAAATAGTATTTGCAAGAGCATTAACAAGATTTTCGCCAAGAGCTATTCCTAAATCAGCACCTAACTTAACCATTTTGGGTATTACTATTTTAGCTGCTTTATCAATTAAAATTCCTAATTTTCCACCCCAATCCGCCTGTTGCCAATCCTTTCGCATAGTTAATTCATCAAAAAATTTTTTAGCTGATTGATAAAGGTATTCAAATTTTTCTCCCACGCGTCGACCTGCATCTTCAAGTTTTCTCTGGAATTCTTGAAATCTTGCACTTGAATAGTCTGTTACATCTACTAAATCTAGCAAAATTCTTTTTACTGGTCCCTCCATACCTTTCCCAAAACTATATACAGCCAGTCGAGCAGTGTCTTTCAGCGTTGACATTAAACCACTTAAACTTTCTGAAAGTTCTTGCATACCACCGCCAAAACGTTTTTCTAAAGTACGTACTATTGCTTCCATTGCTTTTTGTGCAGGAATCCCTTTTTCCCCTATGTTACCAAGTTCACTTTCAGCTACTCCTAATTCTTTAGCAAATATATTGAGAGGCACTCTAAGGTTTAGTGCTACTTGTTTTAAATCCTGCAAATTGAGTGTACCTGCAGAAGCAATTTGTGTAAAACCAATCATAGCATTTTCTATTCCAGACATTCCTGCACCAGTACGTCCAGCAGCATCTCCAAAAGCTATCAATGCTCTTTTGGCTTTGTCATATGAATACCCAGCACCCATTAACATTATCATCGATTGTTGCAAAAAAGGAAATTCAAAAGGAGTTTTAGCTGCAAACTCTACTAAATCTTCAAAAGCTTTTTTGCCTTTTTCTGCACTCCCTAAATAAAAATCTAAAGACATTTGGGCTTGCTCAAAATCTGCTGCTAATTTCAAAGGAAAAGTTACAGCTGCAGTAGCCCCAGCTCCAGCTCCAAGAAGAGCAAGAGGACTGGTAATGAATCCAATCGCGCGTTTGATTACATCTGTTGCTTTGTCCTTTGCCTGCAAAGTGATTTTCCAGGTTTTGTTGGCTATGCCATATAGATTACGCTGTATTTTGCTTAATGTTGGTGAAACTCTGTCGCGAGTGGAAATTCCAAGTCTGTATTCCCTAGCAGCCATACGGCGTAGTCTTTCATTTGTTTTTTCTGCTGAACGTTGAAACCGATTTACCCGTTCTCTAGCTCGCTCAATGGGTGCTTCTGATTGGTCGTCAACAATTATTGGTATTTCAATGCGGTAAATTTCACTTTCCGCCATCCCTTGCCCTCCTTTCTATTTCGCGTTGCTGTTCTTCTTCTGCCTCAAGTTGCACCTGCATAGAAGCCAGCATAAATGCTCTTACTTTGTATGGCTTACTATAAAATTCATCTGGTGTAATCCCGAGCCGTTGAAAAATGTGGTGCAGGAGGGTGGTTCTCCCTCCTGCCTTTATGAGTTTTTTAGTGTTTCTTCAAGGTTTTCGTTATCCTCACCATAACCGCTAAGTTTTTCTATTAGCTCAATTACTGCATCTTTTTCGCCGCGTTTTAGAACCTTATCTACAAGCTGCCAACCCGTTACAACTCCTGTCTTCTCCCAAAATGTTTTGTTATCCCATAAAGCTTTTCTGTCTTCAGGATGTGTAGCTGTGTAAATCATCAATGAGTTAAACTTTGCCGCATTGAAGTCTCTGGGGACCGCAAGGCTCCCGAACCTGCGGTCTTTGACCACCTTTGTTGCCTGATCACGGCATTTCTCTATTTCTTCGTCGTCCAATCCTCTTACTCTAAAAGAGAATAGCTTTTTACCTTCCCTCACCACTTCAAATACTTCATACCTTGTTACGGTTTCCATTGCCTCCAGAACGCCGCTAATGTCCTGGAGGATTGTATTTTCAGCTTCTAAAAGTTCATCCCTTTTAATTTCGTCCATGTTCTATCCCTCCATTAATCTTTATGTCCGCGCAAAACACCCATGAAGTTAAGAACAGCATCTGGTTCTCCGTCTTTAAGTGCTGCTACAACTTTTTGCAACAATCTTGCATCTTTTATCACTGTTTCAGTGAAGGTAAGAGTTACGCTGTAAGCTTGCGTAATTGCCCACTTAATCTTCTTTCCTGCTGGCTGGTAATCCGAGTTCTCGAAATTTATTTGCGCCTGCCATTCGTTAACTTCGGCTAATAAATTTCCATCGCCGTCATAAAGCTCACCATCATAACCGCGCAGAATATTTCGCGGGTCAAAAGTGCCGGAATCAAGCTGGCTTTGTAATTCCGGCGGCTGATTTACCCTAAAAGACCAGGAACGGGTGATAATCTCACCCGTTTTTACGTTTGCTATATCAATATTTCCATCAGGTACACAGTCCCTAAAAACGTAGCGTCCGTCAGCCATTTAACCCACCTCCATTAATACTCCGGAGCAAACCGGAAACCAAATGTGATATAAAGCTTCTCGGCGCTATCAAGATCATCAACCTGAACTACAAACCAAGCACTGTCTCCTGTCGGTGGATTATTCTTATCCTCAACAATTGTTCCGCTTAACAGTGCACCTTCGGCAACCATCTTGTTAATGATGCCTTGAGCTGCCGCGATCAATGTTGCTCTGCCATCTGGACTGTTGCTAATCTTGCCTACAAGAGGTTCCCATGTAGCTGAAATGCGATCCATGAGATTATCTCTGGTCCTTACCCTGCGAATTTTCTTCCAGCCGGCATCCATGTCGGCAGTAACAGTAACAAAAGTATTGATACCATATTCAATTTGCACCTGCTTTTGTGCTGATAGGGTAAAGACCAGTGCACCAGATTGAATAGCCTGCTCTATTTCGGCATTGGTAAGCGCACCGACAAGCTCGGTAGCACCTTTAACCACCGCATGGGTAAGGCTTTCGGTAATATTAGCAGCCGCAATCATACCCGCAACCCTGGCAGCTGCTTTGTAGCCCTCACGGACCACCCCATCAGATCCCTTAAAGCCATTCGCTACGTAGACAATAGCCGGGTCGTTGAAAGCCTCAGCATTAGTAAGCCTGGTGGAAAGTTGCACGCTGGTCGGCTCACCCACAACAGCTATTACTCGCTTCCCTTCATTGCGTACCCGGTTAATGTAAGTCTGTACTGTAACGTGAGTAGCCGGATCTTCGCTATCCACCGCCAGCACGTTCCAGTCAATAGCTTCTATTGCCGATAATCCTGCACTGTAGCTTGCGCCATCCACAGTCGGGTCTTGGCCGCCGGTTAATGCTTGCTGGGTAACAGTTGCTAGGATACCGTTGCCATCGGCCAGCTTAGTAGCGGTGATATACGGACTATTTGAAGCATTCACGGCATCAACCAGGGCCTGCGGTTCCCCGGTTCCCTTGCTAAAAGTAACTGTTTGTAGTAAGGTTGTACCTTCAAACAACAGTAGTTCCCGTTTGGTAGCATCGCTCAGCGAATCTCTCACAGTCACCTTAAAGTTATTTCCGCGTACTCCTTCATACTTAGCAGAAATAGTTACCACATTCGCCGGAGTAGTCGCAGTATCTTTTAAAGTGATAGTAGCTTTAGCTCCACCGCTTCCCAAACGATAGGCTACTACCCGACGGCAACCGCCGCGGAAAGCTTCAATCGCCGTATCAATAGTACCAGTAGAGCCAAAATTAGCTGTCACTGCATCGGCGTTCTCAAGATAAGTTACCTGCCCCAGAGGTCCCCAGGAAGCACGAAACAGTGCTGCAACAATGCCCTGTGGAATTATTGCCTCTTGCGGCTCACCAATATTAGTCACACGAACATAAACGCCCGGGCGTACTTTGGCTTCTCCGACCTGAAAGGTTATGCCAGCCATTAAACAACACTCTCCTTTCGCTTTTCTATCCAAATAAAGTATTCTTCAATAGTCTTATCATTCTTTTGTAAGTTACAAGATGGACACGCAAGTACAAGGTTGTCAGGAGAATTGCTGCCCCCTCTACTCAACGGCACTTTGTGATCAACATGAAACTCACCCTCTAACTCCTTGCCGCAATAAAAGCACTTGCCATCCTGCTCAGCGTATAACTTCTTAATATCCTCTCCCGTATGTGTACCGCTAGCCTGTTTCTTGCGAGCCTTATAGTTTCGTTGATAGGCCCGCACCAATTCCTTATGTTCTTTTCGCCATGTTTTATAGGCCTCTTTATACTGCTCGCTGTTTTCCACTTTCCAGCGCTCAAGATAAACCCGAACCTTGTCTTTGTTCTCTTCGCGGTATTTGCGCTGTAGTTCCCTTATTCTGTCCTTATTGACTAGGTAATACTTTTTATCTCTTTCTTTTTTCCGTTCCTTGTTGCTTTCTCTCCATTGCCTGTTTCGTTCTAACACTTTTTCTCTGTTAGCGTAATACCAAGCTTTTTTGTTTGCTAAATCCTTTTCTCTGTTAGCTTGCCGCCACCGTCGCCTGGACTCTTTGGCCCTCTCAAGGTTGGCATAGTACCATTCTCTAGCCCTACGCTTGTTTTGCTCAGCTGTTGCTCTGTAATATTCCTTGCGGCACTCTTTACACCAACGTGTATAACCATCTTTGCTACTTTTGTCCTTTCCAAAACAGTTTAGTGGTTTGACTTCTCCACAACGAGTGCACTTCTTATAAAGTTCACCCATTATGATCTCTGCCTACGCCTTCCTTTCAAGGAATGTTTTAATTGCTTTTTCAGCTTCTGTTTTTGTCAAATTATCTTTTCCAGTCAATCGCAGCGCCCCGGCCACTACTTCCGGTTTCACACCGAAAGAAGAAGCCGCGGCAATGAGTTCGTCGCGGCTGTAAACAGGCTCCTGTTCCTGAACCTGCTCAGCGACCTTCTTCTCGGCCAAATCACGTCACCTCCCCGCTAACCGCACCACTAACAACAGCCTTACCCAAAACCAAGGCTTGGGCAGTAGGCTGTAACACTCCGAATCTGGCTGTTAACTGTATTTGTCCCCGCCGCATCGGGTCGGCTTCACTGTCTGCGGCAACTTTTAGTAGCTCTAATGGGCCGCCGTCGGACATCTTAAGCCTGCGCTGCTTTGCCAGCCCCTCTGTAAGCTTCCGTACCCAGGTGAGCCTCACTGCTGGGCTAGGTGCTAGGACATGCCCTGCTAACTGCACCTCTACCCAGTTCACCGCTGCCGTAATCTGTGCTGGTGCAATTCTCACTAATCGCCAGTAGATTCCCGGTGCAGTATCAGCAGGAGACCACGTGGCAGGGTCGGTATGCACTTCCGGCCATGTTGCTTTTGCCCAGCTTTGCAATACAACCACCGGGTCTGGGTCGTAAGTAAGGCAGTTCAACCAGCCCAAAGCAAAAATCCGGAAGCGCAAGCCCTTGGTGATAGCATCCCACTCATCATCAACGAAGTCCTGGCTAGCAGTACCGATATAGTCGCCAAGATACTGCTCTCCTGCTTCTGAAAACCTCGCCCGGTGCAGAGCATTTATCACTGCATTGGCAATGGCATCCACCTGTTGAAATGTGGTCCGATTAACGTAAGGCCAGACTTCGATTACCGTTGAAAATGCCGCCCAGTCCGATTCCGGATCCTGGACACCTTCCTTGAGCACTAGATACGGCTTTTGTGTTGTAGCCCCGGCTGCATGGGGTTCATAAACTCGCCCTTGGACCTGCGGCACGCCATCGATTAGTAATTGCCTTATCGTTGACCTCATGCTTAATCACTCCAGTAATCAATTACCGTCTTGCGTATCCGAGAAAGATGGGCATCTGCTGTAGGCCTAACAATAGCATATTTGCCCTCGTTTTTAAGCTCCAGCCAGATACCGTATTCAACACCGTGCGAGAGATAAAGCACCAATTGTTCTCCACGAATATCTACTCCACCGTGTAAACCTTGACGTGCATGTCCTGTCCTGTCCGTCCAGGGCGCATGAGTTTTGGCATAACCTTCTAACTGGCCAGCCCAATTTTCAAGAAGAGCATAAAGCCCGGCTTTCTTCCGGTTTAGGAACTCCCTAGTCTGGTCGCCTAGTGCCATCTCAACTCACCTTCTCTAAATCGGCTTGATAACCTACTATTTGTCTTTCTATAATCTGCGGATACACCGCAACGACTCTAAAATGTCCCAAGTTAGCCACATCAAACTCATCCAAGCATTGAGCTGACGCTTTTATATCTGCATTTTCATCAGCAATAAGGCCCCAGCCGCCATCTGTTTGTTTGGTTCCTGCTAAAGTGGATACCTCTTTTGGAAAAGCATAGCCTTTTTGAAATATCCTCACCGTAAATGGTCCCTTTGTGCTTTTTACTTCATCAAAATAACCACCCATATCGACCTTTTCGGTTCGCTGGATGGTTATTGTCGTTGGGTTTTGCTGTATGGCCCAGAGAATATGCTGCCGTCGGAGTGCCACTAAATCCATCTCACAGCACCTCCGGCGGCTGGATTCTAAGAATTACGCTGCCCATACTGCTTGCTGCCATGCGGCTGTAAGTTTCAGCCATCTTCAATGCGTAGTTTACCATATCCTGAAGCTTACGCATGTCATAGCGCTCCTGTCCCACACTGTAGCTTTCAACCTGCCCCAATTCTCGTTGAAGCATAGCAGCTTTTAGCGTCCATCCTGTAGCAGCAGCTTCGTATATGTTAGTAGCTTCATTCAAAAGTTCGTCTATATCCGCATCAAGGAAGCGAGTATCAGCATCACTTCCGCCTGCGGGAATTTGTTCGTCCAGCAGTTTCCGCAGCTTTGTCCTGAGCTCTGGCATCGGTATCATTTTCATTCACCGCCTTATATTTAGGGCAGTTATGTTCAAGTGAGATAGATTCCACTGCCCACCTTCTAGCCGATAAATCTGGGTGACATTTTACCGCCGGCAGCATAGAAACATCAGCGCCCGGTACCCATGGATACCAGGCACAATCTTTACATTTTGCCATTCATATCACCTGCTTTAACTGGGCAGAGTTAATTCTTCCACAGAATTCGCAGGAGAAGCAACTACGCCACGGCGAGCCCTGCCTACAATGGCATTTTCAATAAGCCTGGTTAAATCCGCACCACTGGCATCAATGCGAAGATCATGTTTCACAAGTTCTCGAAAGTATTTCTGCGGCTCAATGAGATATGCTTTGTTGGGATCTACACCGGGATACTCGTAAGTCTTTTCTCCTACAACTGTGCTCCATCCATCGTAGAATATCAGAGTGTCAATCTGGCTGATAGCTGGATACACGGTTCCACCAATCTGCATCCTCTGCAGGCATTCTTCTATATCCCATCGGCGGGAGCTGTGAGCCAATAACACCGTAGGTCTCCTAGGTGCTCCAGTATCCGTATTTTTATCCTGGCTGGCATGGATCAATCCTGCTTTGATTGTATTGCGAAGTTTTTCCAGTAAAGTTGCGCCGGTCGTATCAGCCGCAGTTTTGTTTTTAGCCGGATAATTGTAACTCAATATAGGATACAAATGTATATGGTTAAGCAATGCGTTATAAGCCTCACCTAGTGCTCTGTTTGCCTCGCTTATCTGCCAGGTTTTATCATATTCAATCATATCTTCAGTCCACTGCAGTCCAGCAGCGTAGGTTATGATGGGTACCGTGTCTTTGGGGCCTACCTTTCTGGAACCAAATTTGACTTCCTCAAGTTCCATATGCTCAAGGAACACCACTTGGGCATAAGTAAATGGTGCAATATCAACATACTCTGTAAAATTTGGGTCCTCAATTCTGCGGTATATAGGTCCATATAATAGAGGTACCGCCTCACGGCCTAACTCGAGGTCAATGACAGTCTTTTGAACTACACTATCAAGCCCAGCGGGTGTGGTGAGCATCTCACCAATAGGCTTAGAGAATTCTAATACCTCCATCTCGCCGTTAACCATTTTCTTGGTTACAGTCTTCATTTCACCATTGATGACATATGGTATCTTCTCCTCAATAGTCTTTTTACGTCTTTCTTCCTTTAATGTTTCAATGCTAATTATCCTCATTCATCCCACCTCCATTAAGCATGTGCCTGGACCTGCGGTCCAAGTATAAACCAGATTACATTGTTTGCATCTTTGGCAGCAGTAACCCTACCTACCGGCCTATTCTGTGGATTACCGCTGGCATCAGGATTAGCCTGTGTGGTAAGTAGTTTTGTCGTTGCATTCCAGTAAACCTTGTCGCCCTTATTAAAAGCATCAGTAGGCGTAATCTGTGATGTTTCATATTCAGCCTGCTCTATATTGAGCACTACCTGAGCAGTTTGGCCTGCGCCAGTAGTTACAGATTGGACTGCCAAACCAAAAAAGCCGTCCAGTTCATAGAATTTGCCCTGCTCTATTACGGTATTTTCGGGCACCGTTACTTTAACAGAAAGCCCATCACTTACCTTCCTTCCCATGCTTTATACCTCCTTTAAGGTAAAATTTTAACCGCCTGATTAGCGGTTGCTTGATGTTGTGATAATATTTGTGGCTCTCCCTTCTGCGGAGGCCTATTTGAGATTATCCCTTGATGAGACACTGCTTTTGGTGCAAAGGTCCCATCGCTCTTCTGGCTCACATAAGTTTGAGACTTGGGATTAAATCTAACTATGCTCATATAGCCACCTTCCTTGTTCTAAGCAGACTATTGGGGCTGGAACCACCACTTCCCGTGCCTATGCCTGCCGGCTTGTCAATGTACAGTTTACTAAACGCATCTTTCAAGGCCTCATCTTTGAGTAATACGTCTATTTCTCCGGCTATCTGTTCTTTTGTTGCATTATTAGGAACACGGAGCATCTTCTTTATAAGCCCCTGAGCCATTTCGCCAGCCACTTTTTCTTTGATGACTTCATCGATGAGTCTTTCGTGTTCTGCCTTTGTTTTTTCATCCAAAGCTTTCTTAGCTTCTTCTGCTACCTTGATTATGTCTATTTCCCCAGATACTCCTAAAGCTTCCCTCACTTTGCTCAGTGTCTCTTTTGCCTCTATGGCTTCTTTAATCTCTTTCATTTCACCGGCTAACTCCTGAGCCGTAAAGCCCATCTCACCTACTATCTGGCTTAAAGTCACGTCTTTATTTGCCAGCATCTGTTTTAGTTGTGCAGTTAATTCTTTCCAGTTCATTTTTACACCTCCATTACTGTTTATGATTTCATCCATTTCTCCCACAGCAACAACTGCCGTCGGCATTCCTGCTCTGCCAAGCGGCGTCCAGTCGATGGATAAAGGCTGATAATCAACTACCTGTGTTTCCCCAGCTATTTGCTGGAGTTCAGGTATCCCAAATATGCTGACAGTGCGGATAACATTTGCCTTTATCCACCGTTTCAGGTCTGAGGCTGCTTTATCAATCACACCTCTGAAATATGCTTTTTTGGCTACTGGGTCCCATTTAGCTCCAACCCAGTGTGTTACTGGTATTGGGAATTGATGATCTACATCCTCAGGCCTTTGGTGGCCGAGGAATCCTGGAAGCCCTTGAGACATAACCTCACCTACAATTGCTTGTAGCGCCTCGGGTCTGTAATTCCATCCACGCTTTGACTTGCCAGCTGGGATCTCCACTACTACCTCCATTGGCTCCGGATCCCCTGCTTTTAGTGCCTCCAGGTTAGCCCAGGATGCAAGTGGCACATCCTCCACCCGCATCTCGCCGGAGACAATAGCCTGCACAGAGCAAATTTCGCCGACAGCTTCTTTAAGAGATTCTGGCGGTTCCATCTCCAATTCTCGATAGTGTCTCAACAGATGTCTCGCTGCCTGGCGTTTCTGCTGCGGCGTAAGGTTCGGTTCAACGCGGGCACCGGCTAAAGCCTGAGCTGCTGCTATTAAGCCTGCACGGTTAAGCACGACTGAGCCATCATCTCTGATTTCGTGATGAGGCCCCCAGCAATCAGCCTGGGTTAAGTCTTTGTTTATCTCAGCTTTAACTACAGCATAAACCTCCCGTACTGCTGTAACAACTCCTTCGGCACCTTCCTCTAGACCTTGCTTAAGCAGCTGCCAGATGCGGCTCTTATCTACATCTCCCCAGGCGCTATTGCTCACAGCATTTGTAATCGAGAACTTCACCATTTCACCTCCGTTTCTGGGCATAATAAAAGCGCCTCGGCTTTACGCCTCAGCGCTTTTCCCTTATTTTGATGTATGGCGGCGGATATTCGCCATCAAAATCTTTGTATTCATTACTCGCCAACATGTTTATATGACTTATTATGTCTTTGTCGAAATTGTCTAAGTTAATACCATCGTTACCGTAAAGCTCTTTCAATCGTGATCTAAACTCACTAAGTGTTTTGCATGCGAGTAATATTCTCTTTTCTTCAGGGGTAACCATTCACATCAGCCTTTCTATAAATCTATAAAGTTTATAATCTTTTTTCTGCAACAATTGCGGATTTTGTAGATATATTCTATACCCTTCTGCAAAATATTCGCCCAAGCATTTTACATTAAATATAACCACACCGTTCTTCTCTATAAACCATCCTTCTTTATCAATATCCAACGGATAAACAATAGACTGACGCCTATCCACAAACTTATTTATTTTGGGGTGCTCTAATAAATAAACTGGTCTTTCAAATTCATTGCTCATAAAAATATGCGCCAAGTTAATATCATCAACCGGTATTCCATCTTGTAAGACAGCTAAATAATCGCGATTATGATATAAATCAAATATAGTTTCTATAGCGTGACCAATTTCATGAATTATCTCGCCAAACTCTGGCTCTTTGCCCACTCTTATAATTTTATTTCTTCTATCATACCTTGATATATCGTAACCCGTCTGTATAGTTATCCCTTCTCGCTTTAATAATTCTCTATGGCTACCAGGAATCATCGCCAATTCCTTTTCAATAACTACCCTATCCTCTGCATCATCATAATTTAAATCATGTTTCTCAATTTTCAAGAAGACAGGGCGTTGTATTTCAGCACTACTTATATTGCTTTGCCCTTTATAGATTGTATTATACCACTTTTCTATATCAGGTTCACTATCTGGATTGTCGCGCCACCTCCTTAGTCTCTGTACAAATTCTTCTGGCTGCTCATGTATTGGAACCAGCACGCATAAGCATTGCGGGTGCGCTGGATACATCGGTTCCTCGCCAGGTGGATATACGCCAGCACCCAACCCCCAGCCATCAACCTCGGCTAGAGTATCGCATATATCTTCCAAAGGATGCTCTTTACTCAATATCCATTTTATGCCTTTATAGCTCGGTGTCACCCTGGCCGCTGCAATAGTACCTTCTCCAAATGCTGCTGTAGTTTCTGTCCTAGCCAGTCGTAACGCCTCATACGATATGTCTTTTGGTACTCTGCCTTTCATGCGTTTCATCATGTTTGGATATTCGCTAGCCAGTGTATTCGCCCCGCCTCGGACATATCTTTCTAACATCCTCGCAGTTTTAACGACATCCTGTCCGATTACCACCGACTCCTGTATCAGATCACGAATTGCATTTCTAGCATTTTCGCTAACCTGCCATATTCGATCCGATAGCTTCATGCCGTTTTTTGTCCTTGCCCATATGGCCTCGACCGCTTGCGTGTTGACTCTACCGAATAAATTTTGTATGCCGGCCATGCTGATAATGTCATCAGCCCCGGCTTGTTTAACCAAATCTATCAACACCGCTTTTGAGTACCCGCTTCCAGCCTCCGCTGACTTCTGCGTGTATTCTTTTATTTGTGTCGTAAGATCACCTGCAATTCTTTCAGCCTCTCGCCTGAGTGAAATTTCCAACTCCTGCAGGTGGCGCTTGTACAGGTATCCTGACCCTTTAGCCGCATAAGAACGCAATTCTTTTGCAATTCTATCAGCAGCTCTAATATACAGTTTGCGTATCTCAGCATCCTGCCGCAGTCTTAGGTTTATATATTGCTTTCTTGCTTCAAGCGCCCATTTGCCATACTCTCCAGCTGCATCCTGAATCTCTTTTATAATTTTCTTTGCATTCTCACCCGACAGGTTCATTTGTTACACCTGCCCGTTTAAGGCATCTATAATCTGCTTCTCATCTTGAAGTAATTGCCCATCCTCAAGTCTTGCCTGCATGATTCTATCTTGTATAATGCGTTCTCTTTCACCGGGGACCTCTGGATCGTCGCTGATGAAATCACGCATTGTGGTAATATACTCTTTAAGGAAATCTGCCGCTGCTTGTATGCTTAAAAATCCTCCTTGTATTGCTGTATTGAGGGCCTGCGTAATTAAGTTAAGCTCTTCGGCTACATCTTTCCCATCCCTTGGATCTATGTCGTCCCATTCGAGTGTTGTCGCATACGTTGAGAAGCTCTTGCCTTCCGCCTGTGCCGTCATTGCCAGTACAATTCGAGCAAGGCGTTGCCAGGCTTCGGTAAAATACTCCCGCTTACGCGCAATCCGACGGATAAGAATTGGCATCTGCTCTTTTACACTGGCATGGCTACTGGGAGTATGCACGCCAAAAGCAAATTCTGGAGTCTCTGATGTATCTACAATGCAATAAAAAAGGAGCTGCAATAAATCCTTTGCATCTCCTATGGCGCTTTTAACTTCAATAAAGTCGGCATCTTCTTCGTCCATGAATATCAAAAGTTCATGGCCATCAAGGTTGATAGTTCCCCCTTTCGCCGCAAACTCCGCAGGGTCTGTAATACCAAAATTGTTTTGAAGGAATTGTGCTATATCTTTAAGTTTTAGTTTTAACCGTGGCGTTGAATGCATCTTGGAACCCTGAATGGCATGAAGCATAACGTCATGGTATGCTTTCATAAATGGCTCTATCGGTTCAAGGTCCGACTGACCGAATTCTTTCGTTTCGTCTCCCTCATTTTTGAAATGGACAATAGGTATAAATCCCCATGGATTTCTTTCTTCTCCTGGCTGTATATCCGGTGGTATATCGCCATCTATTTGTATCAGACGGCGATCTTTGCTAATACGCTGAGTAACAATGCAACGTCTGGTGTTATTGCTCTCATCAAGCCATACATGTTCGGATTTAAGAACATATTCTCTTACGGAACCAGTAATTGGGTTCCTGATGATTTGCACCACCTGTTCCGGTGGAATGATGTTATATACCAGCCTGGCCTTTTTTTCTGGATATAAAGTTGCGTCCTCATTTTCCTCTCGGGTAATCCACACAAAACAATCCCCATCTCGCATAGCATTACGGTGCGTCAACTGCATACGGCTGACATTGGCACTGAAAAAGTCATCCAGTACAGCCTGAGCTTCCTCATCCTCACTCCGAAACCGTGGCACACCCATAAAACCCACAGTCGTATTGATAACGGTCTTTGCAAAGCCAGCGCCAAGTTTATATGCATCATCCGTGTTTTCATATAAAGCTCGGGCTTTTGCATAATCGACACGGCTGGAATTAAGCCGATATGGTGTAATATAAGTGCCAGTATATAACCTCCATCCGGTAAAGCTCAATAAATCTCTTAATTTGGATATTTCGCCTACAGCCCAATTAAGCCATTTGGGTTTAGCCATAAACCTTCACGCCCCTTAATAAAGCTGCTAAATTAGGATCTGTTGTGCTTTCATTTAACCGCAACAACGCCTGCGTCATCGCGTCTACTTGGTCATCATGCGCTCCCTTCGGGAAAGCCGCACATTCCTCAATAAAATCATGTACCCATGGCGCTATGCTTGGATCAGGGAGATAAACATTACCTGCCTCAACTTGGGGTGACACAGCATTTGCACGGGCTTCCTTGCTTCCTTGAGGCTCTACTGGAATTAGCCCAGAAATTTCCTTTTTTAGAGTAGCAATTACCGCAGGACCATTGGCTTTATCCTCAACCAGCTTAGCATGTGCTTGAGGCCATTTAGCCGAAAGAGCCCGCACTGCCTGAATGGTTGTCGGAAAGTCCATTCTATCCCGTACCTGGTCCAATAAATATTTGTTAGCGCCCTTACGTCCCCAAACCTGACCAACAACAAAATTGCTGGTATTGGTCTCCTTAAATGCCATATCCCAAGATTGGATAATTTCATCAAAAGGAAAAGGCGCCTGTCGGTAGAACTTCCACCATTCGCGCCTAAAAATTTGACCTTGTGCTGGCTGTGGTCTCTGCTGGTATAGCGCAGCCCAAACATAGCTTCCAACGCTGGCCTTTATAGCCTCTAACGCTTTTTCGTCATACTGTTCAGGCCATAGTGCTTCACCAGGCTTTCTTCCCATAAGATCATCTTCTTCCGCAATTGCTGGCAAACGTAACACTACCCATTGATCTGCTTGCGGGTCATCTTCTGCCTGCTTAAGTAATCGACCAGCCAGATCGTCTTCGTGCCAGCGGGTGAGCACTAAAATGACTGCTGCTCCAGGAAACAAACGGGTACGCAAAACAAAACGGTACCAATCCCATATTGCATCTCTTTGCACTTTACTATTAGCAGCCTCAGCGTCCTTAACAGGATCATCAATTATAGCTAGATGTGCACCTTGCCCGGTTATAGGGCCTCCAATACCAGCTGCCAGCATTCCCCCAGGAGGTTTCCCACTTTTATCGTTTTTATCAAGTACATCCCACCTGTACATAGCACTTACATCGGGATTTACTTCAAGCCCCCAGACCTCCGGTGCGTACTGCGCAAAATCGTTTCTTGCACGCATAGAAAAACGAGCCGCAAGGCTCGCTGTATGAGATGCTATTATAACCCGTCTGTCTGGATGACGTCCTAGATACCAAGCAGGGAATTTGACGGTGGTTGTTTCGGACTTACCATGGCGTGGCGGCATCATCACAATAAGACGGTTAATCTCCCCACGCTCTACGGCCATTAAATATTCACCAAGAAGCTTTATGTGCTTTGGTCTCCGATATGTCGGATCCACATAGCTGGCCCATCCAAGAACATGTGCTCTGGCTGCTCCTATTTTCCATGCCTTATCGCTGATCCGCAAAGATTCTATCGATAAGTTCGGGTTGTTCCGCAATAATTCTCTGTGTAATGTCGTATTCATGCCTATCTATCACCTCCGGCCTAACCGTCGGTTTGCCGGATAGCAATTGTGCCTTATCTATGGATTGACTCATTACACCAACAAGCGCACGAACCCAAGCAGCCCCATCACGGTCATGCGGTTCTGCCTTTTTACCCTTAGGTAGTTCTTCTAGATCGCTTATGGCTATGTCCACTTTTTTGATTGCTTTTTCTGCCAGGGAATAAAGAGCGTCTGCTAACCCCTTAAGCCTTTCTGCGATATATTCACCTGCTTCTTCTAGCGCTTTCTCTACTGCAACTTTCTGAAGTTCCTCTAGTTTTTTCGGGGTTCGGTTCGGCTCGCTTGGTTCGGTTCGGTTCATTTCCGAACGCCATCTCTTTATGGTTCCGGCCGGGATGCCAGTTTGTCTGGCAGCCTCAGATATACTTATGGCTTCAGCTATAGTTAGCGCTTTTGCTTTCTGCTCTTCTGACCACTTTGGCACCCTGGCACCTCCTTTTTGTGCATGAAAAAAGAGCCCGTTAAGGCTCTATTCTTCCTGCTTTTCTTTATACTTAATTTTTACCGTGATATGAAACGTATTGAGGCAATCTCTATATTTTCTTCTTCCTTTCGGAGAACCTTCATAACCTTGGCATATTTCTTTAGTCTGATACTCTTTCATATTATTCATTACCATATACCGTATAATCCGACCTAAACTAAATCCTCCATTATAACATAATCTATTGCTGCAATTTATATATTCTCCAGCAGTAAATTTATTATAATATCTTTCCCTATTCCATTCATTTACGCCTTCCCCATACTCTATGACCTTTACTTCGATATCCTCGATCATCGGGAATGCTTTCTCAAACGTTGTCTTTTCAGCAAACAAATAATTTGTTTCCTGAAAAACATCGCTTGCTTTCTGTCTTTTGTCTCTATCCATAAGAAAAACCCCCTCTCTACTTCCATAATTCTCCATAGAAAGGGGAATTCCTTCAAAAATCGTTCGCCATCTTTCGACAACAGCCCAGCGGGGGTGACCGGGCTGAAGAGGAGAAGAAAATATACAATTCTACACTATCATTTTATCACATAAAACCCACAAAAAAGTCTTAGACTTTTATCAAGCCTTCTTGTACGGCTAACAGCGCAGTGTATAACACTATCTCATTCCGCCAATTGTAATACGTTGCCCGCTCTATATGCAACTCTTGGCATATATGTCTCTCGCCCAGCTGGTCAAAATACTTTTTTTGAAGCAATCGTCCTTTTTCTGTCCCTTGGAAGTGCTGGATAGTGTCTTCAATCACCTTCAACCACTTTTCTTTTTCAATCAAATCAGGCCTTGCTAGCTTAACCGCCTTTGATGCTGTCGGATCCGAATGATACGATACACCGCCGCCCCATTCAACAATATCTCGCCCACCTGCCTCGATGATATCCTGCTTCTCTTGTTCCACTTCCCGCCGAATTTGGTGATAGTGATACAAATAGTATTCGATTTTCTTGTATATGCGTCTTTCCAAAACCACCATATCTCCGCCCCTCTCGAAAGCTTTATCCAGCCTTTTTAGCTTCTAACAGCTCTTTTATGCTCACATACAAATACCGTTTCCGTAAATATTGCTCGTATAATTCCTGCACAGTCTTACGTTGCCCTGCCATAACCGCCACAACTATTCTGGCCACAAGTTTATATGCTGCTCATTCATCGCTAACCTCCTCCACATAAACTTCTGCTCTCTCGTTTTTATCGATATATCTCTCGACGCTCATCCTAGCCACTTGCTTGTCGTTCTCAAACAATGTCCCCTGCAGGCCATCAAGGATACTTTTCGCATAGTTATCCAAATCTCCAAAGCGCTTGTCTGAAAAATAGAGTTTTATGCTTATAGCTATATCTCCGAACAACACCTTTCCGTTTGCTGCTGTAAGTGCTGCCAAAGCAACCTGTTTCTCAAATTTCGATGTCTCTTGTGGAGTGTATATATACATTTTTCTTCCTGCCGCCGACAACCTGGGCCGTTCTTTCGGCACCGGTCGTCCAGGGATAACAATCTTGAGTGGCCCCACCATCACCGTCTGCCTCCTCTCCATTTCAAAAAGCTTTAATTCGATCAATAGCTTTTTGAACAACTCTTTATTTTTGATCCAGTAATTCTCCGAATCTTATCAGCAATAGAGAATCATCTTAGCTTCCTCCCCACACATAAAATCCTTCGGGCTCAGTTATTAATCTAGGCTCTTTCTCTAAGTCTTCGGGATATCCCTCACTCCAGCCCATCTTCTTAGCTATCAATTTTCTTGCATGTTCAACGTCATATGCCAAAGCAAACGCAATCCCTTCTGTGTAACTGCAAAGCACATTCTCCCAAACGAACAGCTTCAAACCAGGCTCTTTCTTTTTCTTTTCTACCTGTGCCAGTGTATCAAGTAAATCCTGTATAACCTTGCTAGCTTCTTCTTTTGTTAACTGGTCAATCTCGTCCATATCAAAATCCTGCCCTATTCGTAGGATATTCCTTCACTGTTAGCCAATCCCCCAGCTTTATGCTTTTCCGTACCGCTTCAACAGCTCTGACCGTCATCAACCCTCTTGTAACCTTGCCGATATATGCCTCTTCCCTTTCGGCATACTGCATCTCCAATGCCTCCTTTCTCTTTAGCTATAATATTTTCTCTTTCCTGAAATCCGGCCCTACAATCTTCACGCCACGGCACATCTCTATAATCCTGGAGACTATTGCGCCACCGCAGGTCTCCAGCCGCCGCTCAATTTCTTCAAGCTCCAGGTTGCTGGTAACTATTATGGGTCGGTAGTTCTCGTATCGTTCATTTATAACGTTGTATAGCTTTTCTTCCACCCATGGCGTTGGTTTTTCTTTACCGAGATCATCTATCACCAGTAGATCCACATCATACAGTTCTTTTAAGATCTGTGTTTCCTCATACTCGCTGTCATCGCTGTATGCTGACCGCAACCGGCCCAGAAGTGTCGTCACATTACCAAAGATAACTGTGGCCATCTTGTTCCGTATCAAATAGTTTGTTATTGCCGCAGCCAAGTGGGTTTTGCCCACACCATAGCCGCCTGTAATAAAGAGGCCTTCTCCCTTCTCTTTGTACATGTCAAAGTTTTTCGCATAGTCTAAGGCTATTTCGAAAGCCTTCTTGTTGTAGTCCCTGATTTCAAACGTTTCAAATACCCGAGCCCTGAACCTTTTCCCAAGCCTACTCTGTTGAAAAAGCCACTCTATTCTTTCCATCTTTCGACGCAACTCTTCTTCTTGCTGTTTTTTGAGCTGCTCCTGATAAAGTCTTTCCCGCTCCGCCACTGCACCAGGGCAATTGCATCTTTCAAGATGAGTTCCAAACAATTTCCCGAATAAAGAGTACGCTTTGTGCTTTAGCATTCGCCCACAATAAGGACAGGGTTCGGGCTCATATCTTGGATCGTCCACAAGCCCGCAATCATCTTCGTTATTCGTAGAATTTGTCGTAAGTGCCGGTTGATGCATTCTTTTCATCACTTCGCCTATGTTGAGAATTTCGCCCATCAGAATATCCCCCCATAACTTTGTTGTCATATGTGCCTTCTAGAACCTTAACCATGTTGTTGTAGGTTATAAGCCAATCAAAGTTACATCCCGTCCACTTTCCGCTCCGCCCCGAGAGGAAGTCGCTGGCCTCGGCGCGGCGGAATACTTTCTCAAACACTGATATATCGCCTTTAAAGTTCTTCCATGCAGCTTTAATATGCCTTCGCCGCTTATCAGTAAGTTTTTCAACTTTGGGCAGAGAAAGGCAGACTCGGTTGTATAAGTCAGCTATCTGTTGGTACGGTATATTTTCTTTCGTTTGACGTAAAACTTGCGAGGGCGTGTCGGCATCAGCCGACACTATCTCGTTAGAGATAGAATTATTACATATATCTGTTTCTGTTTTAGTTTTTAGTTTATATATGTCTGGAGGTTCTACTGGAGGAAAGGCTGGAGGAAAGGCTGGAGGTTCTACTGGAGGAAATGCTGTAATTTTTCCATCCAAACATTTGTTGGGTAGAATTTCTCCATCTTTTTCTCCAGTCAAATTAATGATTTTGTATTTTGTAATTTCGCCCCTTTTGCTTCCGCTTTTAAAATCTATAAGCCCTTTCTGTTTTAGCTCATTTCTTGCCCTAATTAATGTTTTTTCATCAATGCCCATAAGTCCGCAGAGGGACTGATTGGTTCGCTGGAACCAGTCTGCCCATCCGCATTTGTTATTTGCCATTAACAAGGCGAAATAAAGAGCAAATGCTGATGTAGACAACCGGTTCTCTTGCAACCAATCATAGAAGGCATTCAATTGCTTTATATAATTCATAAAATCACACCCTATTCAGTCAATCTTTCTCTTTTTTACTACTCAATTTCTTTTTTAGGGCACTTATCAAAGAATTTTTGTTAGCTATAGTTCCACCCGCAATAATTCCATCGAATCGTCTATCTTGCATTCCCACACTCCCGGCAGTTTGCACAGAGGTGTCACACTCTCCTTAGTTGCTAATGCAGCCACTAAATCGAAAATTTCCAACATTTTTATGCCTCCTTTAACCGGTAGCGGCAGAATTAACTGCCGCTTTCCGGTTGTATTTCTTGCTGAGTACCATCTTGCACCTCTACATCCTGTACATCTTCCTCTATAATTTCACCAGTTACTTCTATCGGAGGTATTTCCGTCATATCTTCTGCTATCTCTTTTTTTACTGTTTCATCAGCCAATAAAGCTGCGGCAAATTCTACACTCTTTGGTGCATACTTTAATAGCTGCTTTAAAACAGTCTTTTTAGCCATAGCATCAAAATCTGTATTCCAAGGGCTATTTCTACCCTGTTTTGCTGCCTGAGAATATTTGTCTCTGTGTTGTTCTATTTGCTCTCGACTCATAACCACAAACCCATAACCGCCATTTTTAAGGTGATAAACTGCATAGTAATAAATTGGCTCGCCTTCCGGTTCTGGTGCTGGTACATGTACAAGCCTTTCATTAAGGCCATATTCGTATTCAAATTTGTCATTTTTATATACAGGCATAGCATAAATGCTTTTATATTCACCTGTTCTGTAGGCTAATGCCAACATTCCTTGATAACCAAGTTGGAATTGCACTTCCTTGCCATAAGGTATTAAATACGCCTGACCTAATGGAGTATTTGGTTCAAGCCCCAGTTGAGCTGATTGCATCATTGCAGCTAAGAAAGATTCAGGAGTACATGTTTGAAGTTTTGGATTAGTCCTTACTGCTGTCATTACTACTCGAGAGAAACGGTCCACGGATATCTGTTTTGGTAATGCTTTTTTTATAGCTGGTTCCATTTCCCTAATCAGGTCAAAAATTGTTTTCCCTTTTTTCGCTACGGGTGTCTTTACCTTTTCTGCTAATTTGTTTTTTAAATCATTTTGATTTACAGTCATTTTACTTTACCTCCCGAACATCAAATTTTCTATAAGTACTTACTCGCGAATATTTTTTGTAAATTTCTGGTTGTTCTATTTTTAATTTTTCACTGTCTATTGAAGTTCTTGAATAAGTCTTCCAACTCACTATATATTTGGGCGTTCTACCTACCTCATTCTCTTTGAGCATAGCTTTAATTTTGTTTTCAATTTCCGACTGTTTTGTCTCAAGTTTCTTTATTTGTGCTTTGATATTTTCTCTTGCCACAATAAGTTCCTCAACCTCTTCAGGTAATTCTATTTCAGTTCCTTCTGCTGCTTCCGGATATAACAATTTCAAAATATTTTCCGAGCTCTTACTTCCATCTAGCGGTGGTGGAGTCCTTTCTTCAACCATCTTCCAAAAGTCAGACTCTAGTTTTATCAAGTATTGAATTATTTCTTCATCTCTCTCAATATATTTGTAAATAAACTTATTGCCGCCAATTAATGCCGCAATCCACCATCCTTCATAACCCGTTACGGCCATATAATGTTGGCATTGGATTATATATTGATCCGGAATCTT